CTCAACAGCAGTGCCAGATTGTACTCTGACGATCTCATCAAAGTCATCTATTTCAAACACGTCTGCAAAATCCTGGGCTAGCTTATTGAGATCAGCAATAACCGCAGAACCTTGATCTGACGGACGCTTCATGGCTTCAATGTATTCATCAATCGTCTCAGAGAATGCTTCCTGAGCCTTCTCTTCTTCGCTCTTTCCGAACAAACCGCCTACAAAGCCACCAATGGCTCCGCCTACAAAGCCACCAATCGGGCCACCGAACGCAGTACCTACCCCTGCACCAATGGCTCCCCCTATCTGACCACCTGTAGTACTCCCTCCAGTAGCTCCCGCAATGATTCCTCCCCCTACAGCCCCCAACCCTGCCGACACAATAATCTGTTGTGTCCCAGAGAGATTTAGTCCCTCACCACTCTGGAGAGAAGAGAGAATATCGTCTAGCCCCAAAGCATCCGCCGCCATTGCTCCAGCAATCTCAGAAGCTAGATCAGTAAAGATATCGAGGATAGATTCAGCAAAGTCCTGAAAGCCAGTAAGCCCATCCTCGAAGACACTACCAAATCCTTCAGCCAGTGCAGACTGAATTCCACGAGCTGCATTCTCGTAAAGTGGCGTCAACTTTGACGCTACCTTACCTGCCTCTTCACTAGCGTCAGCCAGATCAAACAATTCATTTATGAGAGCTGTAACCTCCTCTTTATATTCAGTTGTCGTATTTGACAACGCCTCTCTCAGAGCATTCTCTCGAGCTATCTCATTCTGAACCCTCTTCGAAGCCGCCTCACCCTGTCCCAGTACAGCCACCAATCTCTTCTGTTCCTCCACTTCCTGCCGTAGAGCCTCAACGTTCCGTCCCGCCTCAGCTTGACGGGCTTCCTCAGCTCTTGCCTCAAACAGATCTTGCAGAGAGTTTACTAATTCTTCTACTTCATCTTTCTGGGAGTCAATCGCAATGGCTGCAGCTTCCCTCAAAGCAGCTTCTCTCTCCAACTGAGCTTCCACCATGGACAACGCTTGTGCACCTTCTATCTGCGCAGCCAGTAGTCTTTTCTCAGCATCTATCTGAATCTCAAGGGCAGCTACCAACTCCTGAGATGCCTTCGCCAGTTTCAGCTCAGCTTCACTTAATTCAATAGCCCCTCCAGCCGTACCTGCCGTATCTTCCGCAGCATCATTCACCGCACGAATAGCAGGAGGGACATCTGTTATGGCGAACATCAAGGAATCCCAAGCCCGACTATTGTCGAGAACCGCATCTCCCATATCTGCGAAGTTACCTTCGATTCTTGCCGAAGCCTCAAATGCCTTATTAAACTGACCAGTCAACACAAATCCAATGATGTTAGCTACTTCTCCAACCTGCTGGCCCAGATTAAAGAGTATCCTGATTATCGCGATGAATGGAGCAAGAATCGCCTTTGCAGCCTGAATAGCTATATTGGTAAACTGTCGGATAGCAGTGGCGTTGTCCGCCATTACCCCTACGAGAGTTTCAGCTCTTTGAACGACTTTAAAGATTTCTGCATTCAGACCACCTCCACCACCAATGGCCCTAGCCAACCGACCCACATTGTCAGCAAAGTTGGAGATAATACCGTTAACGGTCCGCATCTCCCGTTCCATGGCGCCGGCCAACTTACCCTTGGTCAACTCACCCATGGCTTCAACTATATCTTGAGCTGACCTATTGACAGTCTTCGTCATTCCACCAAAGGATAGCTCGACCAGATCTCCCGTTACCTTGGCCTCAAACCCGAACCCTCTCAGAGGTCTGGACATACCCGCTGTAGCAGAAGCAACGGCTCCTGATACCTCAGTGATGTCACGAGAGAACGAGGACGCAATGTCACCCAATGCGAGGAACTGCTCGTTGGTAGGATCAGCGCCCCTCACCCGCAATTGTACAAACGCTTCGGTCAATCCATCAAGCTCAAACGGGGTCCCAATGGCGAGCTCTTCCAGCCTTTCAAAGGCTGAATTGGCTCCCGTAAGAGACCCCTCAGTAGTCTGGAGTTGAGCTTTCAGTCGCTCAAACTCTCTGTTGATGTTGACCAAGCCTCGGAGCAGTCCAACCGCTCCAATGGTTATCCCAAAGCCTGCTACCAAACCTCCAAGCTTGCCAAAAGCCCTCCCCATATTGAGAGTGTCCTTTTGGACTCTAGTCTCCGCCTTTGACAGCCTACCCAAGCTCTGCTCGGCTGCCTTAACTCCAACAAGAAACCCTCGACTATCTAACTTCAGTCCTAGGGTTGCTACATCCACGTCACTTCCCCTTCTGCTTTGACTGTTCCCTAACTGCTAATCGAACCTCAAGATCCATCTGCACAATTGCTTTCACATCGTGAGGTGACCAGAACCTATCAGTCAACCTCAAGAAAGCGTCTATTTCCAAATACTGAAACGCTTCCATCCCACTCATACTCGACTGCCGAGTAGCTTGCAGCTCCTTAAACCCTGTCCACAAGTACTCTAAGCCTGGGGGAACTTCGGGGCTGATCAAATCCTCTTCTGGTAGGATTCCTTTCTCGATCAGGTGAGCAATCTGAGCTTCCTGCGACGCCCCTCCAATCGTGTCTGGAACCCTACCCAAAGAGAATTCAAATACCGCCTTCGCGATCAGTTGCTCGAGTTCCCCTTCAAAAAAGCCTCGTGGTTCTCCATCGCGTTCTCCAACTGCTCCCTAATCCACGGAGCATGCTCCAACACCTTGATCACATTGTTCCGACCAAAGGTAATCGGATCACCCTTATGGTAGAACCCTTTCCAACTGAGAACACAAGAAGCCACCAACTCGACCCTTCTCTCTCCGAGATCTCTCCCCAAGTTAGAAGAAGAACGCTTCCTCAGCGTCTTGGTCGTCTGAGTCTCCTGTGCCCGACGATATCTGGTAGAGTAGGTGCCCACAACCTTCATGGAGACATTCTCTTCAGTCCCATTCTCCCCTTTGAAGAGCATCCACTCCCCGTCCAGACCCAAGAGCTCAACCTCTATCCCCTTGTCCTCCAGCTTCTCCACAGGGATAGCATCTTCCAGGTCAAAACCACCCGGTCCCGAATCCTCAACTTCTACTTTCTCCTTCTCGTCCGCCATGATCCCACTCCTAAATGGTCCTGCACCCCCACTGTTACGCACCTAGTTCCTTTTTACAGTCCCTAGAACAGCAGAGGCACAGGACCGAGTCTGTACTACAAATAAGTAAGTGGTGCGCACACTTACCTTCCTACTCCTACGGGGACGACGAAGTCGAAATCGTGACCATCCCCGTGTCATAGTTGATGTCCACGGTTTCCTTCGGTCCCGCGAACCAGGGGGAGCTCTCCAGCAACGCTCCGTCCCCTCCAAGCTCCTTCTCTGACGCAGAGAGCTTCAGCCTTGGCACGAAGAAGTTGATACATTCCTTCGGCACTGCAGTAGGCTCTTCCAAGAGGATCTGCAACTCCAACTCAGTCTCGTTTTCCAACCGAGACAAATTCAACAGATCCTGTCTCAACCCGGATACATTCCCCGTCACTCTGATGTCATTGTCGAACACATCAGGAGTCACGTTGGAACCGATCACCGGAAGAGTCTCGGCCGCGATCTCCAACAGAATCTCCACTCCGGTCAGAGTGACCTTCTCCACTCCACCATACCGGATCGACGCATCCGTAAAGATGAGTCCGGTTGAGGTGTAGACCGTTGGAGCCGCGAAGAAAGGAGATGCTGCGTTGTCCAGAGCCGTAGCACTGGCTCCCATGACTCCAATCTCCACAACAGCGAATCCATCAGGAGCACCGGTGACTCTGAACCGAACGAATCTCACACCACCGAAGGTCTCGGAAAGGTCCAAGATGTCGTAGTATTCCTCGAAGAAATACGAACGACGGGTGGGAATCACTCCCGAAGGAGCGGTGATCTTCTTCAGAATGGTCAGAGTAAAGGCCACATCCGGAACCGCATCCACCACCAGAGGATCTCCTGCGATCCCTAGCGTGAGAGTCGACACCGAGATCACCCTCAGATTGAGGTCGTTGTTGGCCGCCGTATCGTGCCCGGTCAGCCTGACTACATCCCCAACCCGAACTCCCTCTGCTTGCCAATCTCCTGCCGCTGCCACGATAGAGCCGATCGTGGTCGTGATGGAAGTCATCTCAGCTTCCGTGATCGCAACTGCCGCAACGAAAGTGCTTCTCATCACAGCTTGCATGATCGTGTCGAAGCTCTGCACCGACAGCTCTCCGCTGTAGGCACCGTCGACCGAGCTGGAACCCAACCTGCCCATAGTTGTGAGCAAGTCTTTCCTGATCTCCTCACTCTCGATGAGGGCTCTTGCCAAGTTTTGCCCTCCGGAAGGAGTCATCCTCAACTGCTCTCCACCACTAGGATCAGGGGGTGTGTTGAAGGTTACCTCCTCCTTGTAATTCACCGTAATCTGTTGGCCAGTTTGTTCAGCCATCTGCTCTCTCCCTCAGTTGAGGTTCTAATCTCCGTTGGTTACAGATCAACCCACCCGGAAAACACTGAATCCTAACGATGTAAACGACATATTCCCAGTACCTGTGTCCAGAGAGGCCCTAATCTCCACTGTCTCTCCGTCTGCCAACACTGCCTGTCCACTGGCAGCTACCTCTCCTACATCAGCTCCATTTGAAACAAATCTCTCCAACCCAGGCTCATTCGCCAAGCCATTCCTGAATGCTTGGAAAGTCACCAACCTATTATTCTGATTCAGATCAAACGAACAATAGAAGTTGACCTGGTAGATGCCAGCTTGTCCGATCGTGATGATTCCAGTTGATTGATCTGCTGCACACCCTTCCAAATTGACATCAATGGACTGGGTCTCCCTCACGTCATACTGGGTAATCACCGCAGGTGTCGTGGATACAGCCAAACTGCCTGACGCAGCACCTGCAAACCCTAGCGATGCGTATCCACCAAAGATCGAGGCAACTACATCCCGCATATCCTGAGGTGAGATATCCTTGGACGTATTGTCCTTCAGAATCTCATTCACCTCAGCCGTCGTTCTCTCAGTTTGTGGCATTAGCCAAATCCCTCGTCAAAGCCATCAGACCACCCAGTCCCCGTGACAGGGAAAGCGGGATCAATCACATTCTGTGTTCTCAATCTCAAGGGGATAGTCACCGGTATCACCACCTTTCCCGGACCTGATTTTAACAGTTGCCCTGGAAAAGGCCCAGTGTCACCTCTCACTCGCAAGCAATCTCCGTTCCTCAAGAACATTGCCTCCGAAGGAGAAAAGAGTTCCAGTATTGCATCAGCATATCGCCTTGCAGCTTCAGCCCCTGTCCCCTCTTTCACTTCCACTCCAATCGAGTACATAGGAGTGATCTCTACCTCAGCGTTCTTCCCCAGAGTGATGAACTCCTGAGCACCTGGGATGTACTGCTCCTCAAAGAAGGGATTCTCCCCTTCCGGATCAAACTTCCGATTTTCCCAAGCCTGTCCTCCTGGAATGAATACGTTTAATGACTTACCTGCCCCCAATGCTTCATTTGTTAAGGTCCTATTGACCCTCAACGTCGTATCCTTCACCTGTCTGATGATAGATACATCGTTGTTCGTTGGCACTGAGAATCCAGACCCTGTCACCTCCATCCCCACCTCAAATCCATCTTCCTTGAAAGAGCCCCCCGCCCTAGTATAATCTCTTTTTGACACTGACATTGACTCATCTACCATCGCCACAACAACTAAGGTAAGTAAACGCGCCCTTAGAGCTTCAACATTCTGAGTGTGGCTAATAGGCATTATTGAGTGTTCGCTATGTCTTGAAGCACCTTACGGATTATGTTATCCCAACCCGCTTGTGTCATCTTCACTGAATGCCCTCCCCCAACTGCAGATCTAATCGTAATAGTGCCGAACCTTCCAACCAAATTCTCTATCGTCCTAGCGTAAGGAGAGTCCGTAACAACTTGACTCGACCCCGGCCCAGTTCTCCTTTTTCTCCAAGATCGCTTCAGTGCCCCTGACAGAACTGGCTGCCCCGGAGCTCCAGTTAAAGCCGACCCATTAACTATCGAATTAAATACTTCGTCTGTTGCTAGGTCAATGAACTCCTCCGGTTTCCTCTGCAACTTCTTGTTGAACCGGCCAAGATCATCACCAAACCTCGTCACATTATTCTCCTACAATAACGTGAGCACAGATCAGTCTTCCATTCGGAGCCAAGGGAGCCACGTCTCTCACATTGAGAGTCTCACCTTGCCACACCACTGTCATCTCCAGTTCAGGCAACTCACCTTCAGTTGTAGGGATGAACAAGAGCTTCGGACTCTTGGATTGAACTAGTCCCAACTCCCTATATCTGTTGGTATCTGTTGCACTCAAGGGCATTCTCAATGCTCTGCCCGGAATCTCCACTATGATCTCATCCCCATCAGCAGTGACAGGGTCGTAATTATCAAGAGAATCCTTAGTGAAGATCACATCATCCCCTCTAACCTTCACAAATCGAAGAGACTCCTCCGTGACCATAATAGAATCATCGGAGCGTTCTCCCGGAAGGCCTTTGGTCAGATAATCACCTGGTTTCAGAAAGGCCATTAGAGATTATCCCTGACTCTGAATCTTGTAATGGAAGACAGCCCCGAGAACGGAGGTATCGTCGCAGGATGTACCAGATCTACTTGAGCCTCCCAAGAGCCACCCACATCGAAGTCCCCCGCATCATCTGTCACAAAGTCCAGCGAACCATCTGATCCATCTCCTGCCCCATCCGGTAGAGGCGTAAAGATCGCATTAACTGTCTTTTCCGCCCCAAAAGGATCCTTCAACACGAAATCGTGAGTAGTGGCAGGCCCCAGATCGAACACCTCTCCATCATCCGTGACAACTATACGGAGAATCCCTCCGATAACTCCTTTTTGAAACTCTCTTATGTGAGGCATGCTATATCTCCACCGTTGAACTTATCACTCTCGTTATGTTAACAATCCCCGCCTCCTCCAACCTGTGAATATTCACAGTCACTTCCACAATGTCAGGAGCGAAGGGAATGAAATTGAGTACTGTAAGAGGTATGTCTCCAAACGTAATCCCGTCAGTCTCTGAGGCGAAGAAGTCTAGACCAGCAGCAGGAACATCTCCAAAGCCTATTCCATCGGACTCTGAGGCTTGGAAGATGATAGATGTGAATGGGACGTCAGCAAAGGTGACCCCATCAGACTCAACAGCAGCAAAGGTGATCTGAGCGTCAGCAACTGATCCAAATGCTATTCCATCTGTCTCTTCCGCCCCACCCATCGGAACAGCCAAAGCAATATCGTCGAACGTAACACCATCGGACTCAGACGCTTGGAACACCGCTACAGTCAGAGGTGTATCCGCAAACGTAACACCATCGGACTCAGAAGCAGCTGCAGTAATCTGAGTGGCTGCGACACTTCCAAACTCTATCCCGTCTGACTCAACAGCAGCAAACGTGATCTGAGCGTCCGCTACTGACCCGAACGATATCCCGTCTGATTCAGAAGCTATGAAGGTAGGAGCACCTACCGCAGTGTCACCAAAGCCTATTCCATCAGACTCGGATGCAATAAATGAGCCGATGGTGTTCGGAGTATCCCCAAGACCAATCCCGTCAGACTCTGACGAAGCAGCTGTAATCTGAGTATCAGCTACTGATCCGAATGCTATGCCATCCGATTCGGAAGCTTGAGCATCCAACCTCGTAGCAGCGACTGACCCGAAGGTAATCCCGTCGGATTCAGAAGCTTGGAAGTCTGCCTCAGCAACCTCAGCATCTCCAAAGCCAATTCCGTCAGACTCGGAGGCTTGGAAGACAGCAGTTGTAGCTGCGACTGATCCGAACGCTATTCCATCTGATTCAGAAGCTTGGAAGACAGCTACCGCTAGAGCAACTGACCCGAAGGCTATGCCGTCAGTCTCGTCTGCCCCAGTTCCCGGTGTGAATACGAAGGACGCAACTGACCCGAAGGCTATGCCATCTGATTCAGCCGCTGTCGCCACTATCTGGGTAAAGGCTACAGATCCGAAAGCTATTCCGTCAGTCTCTGAAACTGCCCCAGTCAGAACAGCGACTGCAACAGATCCGAAAGCTATTCCGTCAGATTCGGAAGCCTGGAAGTCAGCTTCAGCAGCCTCAGTATCCCCAAATCCTATCCCGTCAGACTCGGAGGCTTGGAAGACAGCAGTCGTAGCTGCCACGGAACCAAAGGTAATTCCGTCTGATTCAATCGCTTGGAAGACAGCAACTGCTAGCGCTATTGACCCGAAGGCTATGCCGTCAGTCTCTTCCGCACCAACTCCCGGAATAAAGACTGTAGAGGCAACTGAGCCAAAAGCTATACCGTCTGATTCAGAGGCTTGGAAGGTGGCTATCGCGGCAGCCACCGATCCAAAGGCAATTCCATTGGTTTCTGTGGCCTGGAAGGTACCTATCGCGACAGCCACCGAGCCAAAGGCTATGCCATCAGCCTCAGCGACCTCAGCATTCAGCTGAGTA